TATGACATTGCCAGTGGCTTATCAGTCCGAAGAAATAATTGATGTAGAATATGATGCAGATTGATTAATAACTAAATAGAAAGGAACATTATGGATGATAGATTATATCCGGTCTGTGAACTAACAGCCGAGCAGAAAAAGGCTTTTAACAAGCTAAAGAAAGCATATAAGGGGTGTGAAGAGGCAGGTATTTACTTTGCCAACAACTATGGTAATTTGATGGCTTTTGATAACAAATTAGTTGCTGGATATGGAGATGATAGTATTTCGCCTGGTGGTGAATATGCAGTAAGGCTTACCTATGGTTGCCCTGCAGATTCTATAAAAGTGGCTAATGAATGGGCTGATGATACACATACATTGGGACTAACTAAAAAGGGTATGGAACTATATCTACAGGAGGAGGAAGAATGAGACTAATTACAAAACAAGCTGCCAAACTGAAAGAGCTTGAAGCCAGACGGGAAAGGCTCGTTAATCGTGTTGCTAAACTCGATCTGAAAATCGAAGAGCAAAAAGAGAAGATTTCCCAGTACTATAAGAAGCAAGGTATTAACGTATAACAGTATAGAAACGAATTAGATAGCCTTGGACGGGCTTTGTAAAATCCACAATTCATTATGGACGATTTTAAATCACGCCTGGTTGAAGAGCAGGCACAACTGGAAGAAAAGCTTAACAAGTTGAATGGCTTTAATCAAAGTGAAAAAGTCAATGAAATTGATCCTGTACAAAAATCACTGTTAATCATTCAGGCAGGTGCTATGTACACTTATAACGAGTGTCTAAAAGAAAGATTAGCGAGATTGTAACATCAGCAGTAAGGCGGTCTTTTGTGGCTGCCTTCCCTCAAATTAATAAAGTATGGAATATAAAGAGTCTAAACATTTACATTTCCTAAAAAGGAAAATTTATACAAGATATGCGGGTTGGCAAGGATGTATAAACATTCTCCCATACCTTGTAATCAGGAGGAATCCACTAAGGACTGACTGGGTTGATTTTTCAGTTGAATGCGGTTGGCTATTGTGGGTTGCCGGAGTTAGAGTTGAGCCAGAGAAATAAAGTAAAACCATACAGAAATGCACCAACAAGATTTTGACGAAGTAGTAAAAAGACTACCGTCACCAGCAAAAGTAGAGGCTGACAGATATATTGCCTATAGCCCTAATACTATTTTTCGATTTATTTTTCGGAAAGAGGTCTTTTTTATTACATCCCAAAGAGTGACATTAACAATGTGGGTCTTAGACAGTATTCAGAAATAATAAATTCAAAACTATACAGAAATGAGTAAAAAGAGAACCGTAGATGACCGTAAACAGCTTTTAATACGGTATAGAATAGATGAAAAAGGGTGTGTATCTTTTATAGATCCTTGCTGCGATGAAATTTCAGCCCTCCTTTTTAGTAAGATCATGGAAGCTATATCGAATGTAGAACAAGAATGGAACACTCGTAGAAAAAATAAACTTAGCGTATAATGAAACAATAAGTAAGGAAAAACTATGTTTAAAGATATAATCGAATTAGACAAACAAGTCGTAGACCGGATCGTAGATAAGGTCCACGAAAACAATTTGGAAATTGAGATGGAAATGGGAGTTGTAAAGGACGGTATGGTTAAAGTCCTCTTCCTCTATGAAGATCCGGAGCTTCTGCAAAGCGTGATAAACGAATCCGTTACTGAAGAGTACGATCTCCCATAAACAGTCCTCTGCCAATCCATTGTAAATGGTTTCATTTGACCCCGAATCAATGAAACAGAACTGATCATGTAACTAATCCCTTGAACTATGTATTTTAATGATGATGAGATAAGACGTATCAAAGATGCTGCCACAGGACATTTGCTTGATGTTGCGCAAGACTTCCATGAACTCAAACGCTCCGGAGTGAATTACAATTGCGATTGTCCCCGGTGCAAAGCCGCAAAGAAACTCTCAATTAGTCCGGCCAAACAAATCTTTAAATGCTTTGGATGCAATGAATTGAAAGGTGGAGATTCGGTTTCTTTCTTAATGTCCGCTGAAGGAATGACCTTCAATGATGCTCTTGACTACCTTGCCAAAAAATTCAATGTCATTCCCGATCAACGTCCGGCCATCAAGAAACAGCCGGCAAAAAAGATGAAAAAAGGCAGCAAGGCTGCCAAAGGTATCGATGTCGACAGTTATTGTGCCAGGATGCTGGCAGAATCAGGTCTTACCTTTGAGGATGTCACAGCAAAGGTCTATAAGACAGGAGATACACAAAGTATATTCGAACAACGTACTTTCCGTCCTGGTACCATTGATGAACGAGGAATGTTAACCACTAAGGGAGATGATGTCATCATTGAATATTATGATCTGGAAGGAATGCCGGTTGTCTTCACCCGGAAAGATAATAAAAGAAGGGACGTTGGTACTCCTCAAGAATATTATCGTATCAGATGGCAGTTTCCGGATGCCCACCTTGATAAAGAGGGTAAACCTTACAAATACAAATCCCCGCGTGGCAGCGGTACTCCGATCTATATTCCGGAGCGCATACGCAGTCTCTATAAGTCAAAGACAAAGATACCCCGTCTCTATATTCAGGAAGGTGAAAAGAAAGCGGAGAAAGCATGTAAGCACGGTATCCCCTCAATCGCAGTCAGCGGTATACAGAATCTCGGTCTTTACGGTGCCCTTCCGGAAGACCTGGTGAAGATCATCTCTACCTGTGAGGTACAGGAGGTTGCTTTTATCTTTGATTCGGACTGGGACGATATCAGCTCCAATATCCGGATCAATGATCAGGTCGAAAAGCGTCCCCGCTGTTTTTTCTATGCAGCAAAAAATTTCAAAGAATATATGCGTTCTCTCAAGAACCGGAACATCTTCGTTGAAATATTCGTCGGACACATTAATAAGAACGAAGCAGGAGACAAAGGCCTTGATGATCTGCTCGCAAATTCTCTGCGCGGAAAGGAAGAAGAACTGGCCGCCGATATTGAGTTTGCCTGCAATGAAAAGAAAGGTTTGGGAAAATACATTGAGATGTTCAAGGTAACTACCTGGACAGATCATAAATTGCAAGAATTATGGGGACTCCACTCTCATGAAGTCTTTGCCGAACGTCATGCCGACCTCCTGCGTAACCTGCCGGAGTTCCTATTCGGCCGATATCGATGGAAATTCGACGAACATGGAAAAGTAATCTTGGCACAACCTTTTGACGATGATGAAAAGTTCTGGAGAGAAGTCACTAAATATGATCGTAGCCAAAATGAACGTATTGAATATGAGTTCTGCTATGTCAACTCACAAAACTTCTTGCAAAACAGAGGATTCGGACGTCTTCGGAGAATTGATAAGAGTTATCAGTTCATTCACCTTGAACCGCCTGTCGTTCGTGCTATCGACGCCTCTGATGCCCGTGACTACCTGTTTCAGTTTGCCAAGCATAATTGCAAGACTGAGGTAAATGAAATGTTGATTAAAGGCGTGTCTCAATATGTGGGTCCGGACAAGTTATCCCTGCTTGAGTTTATTCAGCCCAATTTCGTTAAGCCCAACCGGGAATCCCAGTATTTCTATTTTGATAAAAATTGCTGGCTGGTCACAAAAGATTCTGTAAGCGAACTCGGTTACGAGAATATCACACACCACATCTCGGAAGAGCAACGTAAAATGACACCGGCCAAATATCTGGGTAAACCGTTGGTTACTTTTAGCCGGCAAGACAACACATTTACTTACGAACTTTCAGAGGCCGGTAAGAAATCCCATTACCTCCAGTTCCTGATCAACACCAGTAACTTTACCTGGAGAAAATCTGCTGAAGAAATAGAGCCGGAAGAAGAGAATGAAAATCGTATCCATCTCCTTAGTAAACTGTGTGCAATCGGATACATGGTTATGGAAGCGAAAGACAATAATGTGGCCAGAGCTGTCATCGGCATGGATGGCAAACAATCTGAAGTAGGAGAAAGTAACGGCCGTTCCGGAAAATCACTTGTAGGGGAATTGATGCGTAATATCATTCCTACAGCCTATATTCCCGGAAAACGCTCTGATCTTTTTAATGATCAATTTGTATGGAATGACATTCAGGAAAACACTAAACTCGTTTTTATTGACGACGTGTTACAAAACTTCAACTTTGAATTTCTGTTCCCCAACATTACCGGGGATTGGTCAGTAAATTATAAAGGAGGTAGAAGGATCACTTTACCATTTGCGCGATCACCCAAAATGTATATTGCTACCAACCATGCCATCCGTGGCAGTGGTTCAAGTTACACGGACCGCCAGTGGCTGCTTGCATTCTCCGATTTCTATAACGATACCCATAAGCCGGTTGACGACTTCGGGGTCCTCTTCTTCTCGGAGTGGGATTTTGAACAATGGAATCTTACCTGGAACCTGCTGGCCAATTGCGTCCAATTGTATTTGACTTATGGCGTTGTCCAGGCTCCCGGCGAAAGGTTAGAGCAAAGAAAGCTGCGTCAGGAAATGGGTGAAACCCTCATCTCCTGGGCTGATGAATACTTCTCCGGAGAAGAGCATCTCAATGTCCGTTTACCCCGGAAAGATTTATATGACGCATTTTGCCAATACGACAATCAGCAACGAAAGTTTGTATCACCAACCGCATTTAAGAAGAAATTTATAATGTATTGTTCTTGGAAAGGTTATGTATTCAATCCTCACAAATATGACAGTATAACCGGGAAACCTTTTCAAGTCGATAAGGACGGGAAGGCAGTTGTAGATGATAAATCCGGAGGTGTAGAGTACTTTACGGTAGGAACCGGAGCCCAACCTATCCCGGAAGAAGATAATAGCCGGTTACCACAACCGACAGGTAAACTCGTTTTCTAACTTAAACATAAAAACAATGAGTGTAAACAAATGTATTTTTATCGGCAACATGGGACGTGATGCCGAGGTCCGTACCACTGAAACCGGTATCAAAGTAGCCCAATTTTCCATTGCATGTACAGAGCGCGCTTATACAAACAAAGCCGGTCAAACGATTCCGGAGAGAACCGAATGGATACCCGTCGTAGCCTGGAGGGGATTGGCGGAAACCATTGAGAAGTACACCCACAAAGGGAGCAAACTGTATATTGAAGGCAGATTCACAACCCGGAAGTATGAAACAAATGACGGCCAGAAAAGAACCGTTTCTGAAATCGTAGCCGAAAGTATTGAAATGCTCGATCCCAAGCGGGATGTTCCCCCACTCCCTCCGGAACCTGAGCAGAAATTGAGTTATAATCCATAAAATGACATGCCATGAACCTATCTTCTTTTAAACTGACCAATATTAACGAATTGATATCCGTATACAAAGAGAATCCGGAGCGCTTTAATCGCTTTTATAACGCAGTGTATCTGCTGCTGGATAGCATTCCGGAATGCGGAAGTATTCGTGTAATGGATCACTGTGAGGCGTCATCCTATGACTTGTTTATAAAGTGTGCATGTTGGATTATTCAGGAAGAGACGGAACAGAAAGAGTTGACGGATGCATTACTTGAGTTTTCGGATGATTATACAATTATTCGCCGGTGCGCGAAGTTCGTAAAATCCAAATCCTGGGTTCATTTCTACTCACGACGATAGGAGTATATTATCCCAATTTATTACCCTGTAAAGATACGTCTTTTATTTGATATACACAACATTATAATGATAAAAAAAGAGAATAAAATATTCGTAGTCATATCTCCTGATCCCGTCGAGCGTGAGCAGTTGATCGCACGCCTGGCCGTTCGTTTAGGTTTTGCCAAGATTCCGTCCGATGCACTCAAGATCATAAGCAAGGACATTTATTCCTTTGACCTGGCAACTGCATATTTTGTGCTTTGCAGTAACTATCATTTCCGGGGTTCTATCGTCACAACACAACGGTTGTATGAGCTTGCAGCAAGAGGTATCTGTGTTTGTGTAGGTGTGAAGTCACTGCCCCGTGAGTACGAGTTGGTATCTCAGGTGTTTTATCCGAATGATTTGCGATAGCACAAGTCGGAACATTTATCCGGCCGCGGTACGCATCAGCGTATCGCGGCTTTGTTTTTTCGGGGCGTTCCCCCTTTACCCCCTCTTGCTTAGAAGAACGTTTTGAACAACTGTGCCTGAGACGGAGTAAAGCCGGCAACGAGGTGTATATATATTATTTTTATTTTTTCTTTCTTCTGTAAAAGAGACTACCTTAAAAATATAGAATATTTTTGTGCTTTCGTGCAGACAGGTGCAATTCGGTATTTATTACACTATAAATCAAATATTTAAACAGAGCACAAATTTCGTACAAAAACGTACGCCTCGTACTAAATTGCACAAAATTGTATTTTGTACGCACAATGTATCAATCGTACAAAAACGTACCATGTTTAGTACGGATGTAAACCAATTATAATCAACATATTATATGATAAGACCGCACGATTTACACAGTTGCACAAAAAAGGAGTACCGTTTTTGCAAGGGGGATTAGTTTGTTCCGGTAAGTCTTGTTTATGTCCGTAAAACTTTGTATATTAGCGTAAACCATTCTATGACCTAAATGATAACTACCAAAATCGAAGTTCCTCCGCATCTATGTGAGTATATCCGCGGCAAATACTGTAACCTGACCTCTGATCCGGTCCGTTTTCCCGATAACCTGAATATCTATCACGTGATATTCGACCTTCTTCAGAAGAGACCGTCGGAAGCTCCGGTTGATCGTGGTAATTTAGAAATCTGTCTGCCTGAACGAAGTATAGGCAAATCCCCAGTGACCTACAACTATTTAGGGCTTCGCTCCCAGGTAATCATTTCCCGGAAAATAGAATTGATGATGTGGGCGGAGTTGCATGAATACCTGGACGAACAGAAGCACCGGTACGGAATCAAATACATTGATGGAGTGCAATTCTTCATGCGCAGATATGGAATTGATTCTCTTACGGAAGAAGCTTTTCTCAAACACTACCAGCGTTGGAGGGCAAAAGTGAGGAGAAAAGAAAAAAGGAGCTATAAAAAGCGAGAATAATTCATCGAGTAAGCGTAGTTAAATGTCCTTTTTTTGAGTGAAAAATGTTCGAAAAAAGAGAATCACAGATAGTATATTGTAAATCAACAGAATATGAATACAAACAATATCGGAGGAGTCATTCAGGCAGATTTCCTGTTCACGGATGAAATAAGTTTATTTTCAGTCATCAATCACTCAGCCGTTATCAGCCTTCACCGGCCCAATACCTGGAGAAACCTGCCTATCACCTATATGGGAGTTTCTCCAGATGTGGAAGCGGACGACACTCAAGCCGGTACGCTATACAAACAGACCCTTACCATCCGTCTGAAACGCACAGGACTGACAGATTCAGAACTTCACATCCTGCGGACTATCAATGTACGTGGTTGCGTAGTAAGATGCAAGGATGCGAATGGCAATATCCGATTGTATGGAAGCAAAGAGTACCCGCTTCTGGGAACCGTGATAGAGAAAACAGGAACCAAGGCCTCCGACCTCTCCGGAATTGAAGCCACTTTTTCCGGAAAAGGCGCCTATCCTCCACTACCTGTTACAGAGTTATAACCGTCCTTCGGCATCATTATATATAGCCGTATCATTGCAACAAAATAAGTGCAATGAGCCAAAAACGCATCATCTTATCAGATTCATCACTCAACCGGTACGGCTACCGGGTTCTTACTGCGGGACTTCTTCTTGAAGCTTTCATTGACAATCCGGTGATGCTGTATGGGCATTTCCGTGATGAAGGATCACCCCTATGGTGTGATTACAAAGCAATCGGATATTGGGACGATATCAAGATAGAGGACGACGTGCTTTCTGCTATTCCTGTTTTCGACAAGGTAGACGATTTATCGAAGACCATTGCCGCAAAATACGAAGCAGGGACCTTACGGGCCGCAAGTATTGGTATACGTATCCTGGCCACATCCTCCGAAAAAGCATATCTGCTTCCGGGACAAACACGCGAAACTGTTACCAAAGCAGAAATCATGGAGGCTTCCATCGTGGATATCCCGGCCAACTCCCATGCCGTGCGCTTATACGACCGTTCCTCCTCCGTTTTACTGGCAGCGGGTATGGACACGAATATTGTGCCAGCATTAACAATCCCAAAAGAAAAGGCAATGAATTACAAACCATCATGGACCGGCTTCCTCTCTTTCCTGGGAATTTCAAAAGATAAAGCGGAAACCACCGAACTGTCTGCTGAAAACCTGGACTCTATCCATGCTGAAATGGAACGATTAAAGACAGAGAACGCTACTCTTGTACAGGCTAAGACCGATATTGAAGAGAAACTTAACTCTGCCAACGCGAAGATTACAGAGCTGAACGGTTCTATATCCGGCAAGGATAACGAGATCAGTACTCTCAAGAACTCTATCACTGAGAAGGATTCTAAAATCACCCAACTTGAAGAGCAAGTGAAGAATCTGAAGAACGGTCCTACACCGGGGCATGCCGGTCTGACTCCTGAACAAGAGCCTGAAGGTAGCGGAACCCAGGAAGAGTTATCTGCTTTTTGTGACCAAAACGCAGGAAACTATCAAGCCATCACCGAGAAATTAAAAGCTGAGGGCCTGTATTAATAACCTAAACTTTAACTATTAAAAAGTCTATTCAAATGGCTGCAAATAAACTAATTGATGTCTCTAAACTGAACGAAGCACTGGTCATTTATGACCAGGCACTTCGTGCGCTGCCGTTTGCCACCCTCACCGAAGTGGCAAACCTACTGAAGCTGAATGTTATGGACCTGCAAGGCAAACACGCACGTATCAACGAGCGGCGTCGTGCCGGTGGTACGCAATCGTATAAAATCGGAAAGAACTTCGGACTGGTCGATAAACTCTTAGGTTACGAACCCTCAGTCATCGAGCCGAAAGATGTTGTCTGCATCACCAAAGAAAATTCCCAGAAGTACGATGACAACGAACTGCTGATCATCGGTGGCACTCCGGTAAGCAACACTACGAAAAAACATCCGATGGAAACCAAGGTTGCATTTACCCTGGTACGTTCGCATCTGGAAGATATCGTATATAGCCTGTTCTCTGCCGAACGGGATGAAGATTCCAACTCACCCGGCGGGGCTTTCGATGGTATTTATACCAAGATGGACATGCTGATCACTCGTGGCGATGTAAATGCGGCCCGTGGTAATTTCGCTATTTCCGGAGAGTTTGCCGCGCCAACGTCAGATACAGATTATACAGCTTACGAGAATCTGGTGGAATGGATCGGAGGCGCAAACACCTACCTTCGTTCTTCAATAGGCGGTGTACCACAGCTTTTGTGTGCTGAAACCGTTTTGAAAGCTGCCCGTTCAGCATTACGCAATAAGTTACGCATGCAGGAATATCCTTCCATGCAACGCATGCTTGAACTCTTGCGGGAAGACGCCATGTGTCCGAACCTGATTGTCTCCTCCCACGAAGCTTTGGGCCAAGGTTCCCGGCTGACCCTTCAGAAAGTTGGTAACATAGACGTGGCGTTCAATACTCAGGCGGCTTCTAAATTCTGCCAGATACGTGATATTTACGAGGACCCCAACGAATGGCAGTTCTGGTTGCAGGCAGGATACGATACACGTATCAATGACTGGCATGAGAAAGTCTTCCGCTGTAACGAGCAGAAGAACGAATCCCTTGACCTGGCCGGTGACTATTGTAAAACCGGCGGAGTGCAGGTAGCCATCACCGGCACCGACAAAGGTCAATGGAGTATCCAGGGAAAAGTTGCCAAACGCGGTAACGGCCAATGCATCATTGGACTTCCTCCGGGAAAATACACCATCGAGTTCACTGATGCCGATGGCAAGACCAAACCGGCAAATACACAGGTTACAGTTGTTGCCGGTGAAGTAGCCACCGCTACCGGAGCCTATACTTAACTAATCCGGGGGAAGGGACTCTTACCTTCCCCTACATAAACTAAACAATTACCTGATTATGAAACGATTTATTCTTTGCATTTCATGCCTGCTTATCTGCTGCCTGTTCTTGCTTCCGGAAGTACAAGCGGCCATTCCGGATACCGGAAACTGGATCAGCCATCATCTTCTGACATCAGACGGTTTAACCGTTCTGGCTGCCGGTCCGGCATTTGCCCCGTTAAAATGGAATATCGGGCAAAACAACATGGGAGGTTATAAAGGACGGCTGCTCTTTATTCCGTATGACGCTCCTTCAACCGTACCAATGATTCCGGCAAAGCCTACTACGAATGAGGACCTGATTACCGCTTCGGGATCATTCACTTTTCCAAGCGGCGGAACCTACACTCAGCCGATTTACTTGTATTCCACAAAAGGGAAAGTAGGTTATAAAGCGGAAATTCAAGGCGAAACGGACGGAAAATCTTTTAAGCAGACTTTAGAGTTTTTCTTTCCCGGCAATACTCCGGGAATGCATGCTTTCAGTACACTTGTCAAGAACACTCCGGGGTACTTCGTCTTCGAAGATTCCGACGGCCAACAATTCCTGATGGGTAAACCGGGCATGTATGCCGATGTATCACCCTCCTTTGATGGTGGTAAGCTCGCCGCCGATCAGCGGGGAACTGCCTATACAGCCACTTGTGACGCAAATGAATCGGCTGTTGTTTTAGGGACACCAATCGACATGGAAGTCATTGCAGGCCTGAAACCGGCTCCAAGTCCCGGAGGTTAACATAATACATATATTTTATGACAAGAAACGAACAGTTAGAAAAATGGTTGTCAAACCGTCAGCGCAGGTACGCTGACGGTATGGAACTCTTTAACGCTTTAGCAAAGGCAAACACCAAGAGCAGCTATGGGAACTATCTTTCCCAGGCACCGGAGAATCCTCACATTTTCGATCCCCACTTTACACAATTAGTCAATATACTGACTAAAATAGCCAGGGAAATAAAAGATGCTCCTTCTGTTTACCCGGCTGCATTCGAAGAGATCCTGATCGTTCAAACACTGAATGATGAACAACGGACTCAAGAAACCGATATCCGGAAAGAGGCAATCGACCGACTCCAAGAGGAGATCGACGGACTGCATAACCGTATCAGCGAACTTGAGAGTGACACGGAAAATCATGCTGACGAACTCTCAGCTTTAAATGAAGAGTTCGAGGAGAAAATGAAAGAGCTCTCCGCTATCCGGGGCGAACTGGATGCCTTGAACACTCCGGGCGTCAAGATCGTAACAGAAGAATCCCTCACTCCTGCCTTACGTAAAGCATACGCCCGTATCAAAGAGATCGCTCCCCTGTACGCCAGTCTCCATAATGATATTGCGAATCCGGATATCCCGGCAGAGGAACGTCACCCCCTCGCAGAAGAACTCTGCAAGCTGGACGACGAACGTCGCAAACTTTGGAAACAGATTGACGATTACGCAGAAGGCAAACAGGCAACCTTAGAGCTTGATGCTAAACGTCCTGAGTATAGTGAAAATGCAGTGGTCAGAGGCTTCGAAATAGCCCGTCAGATCAAACGTCTGAAGCAGAACATTACGAACAGCAAAACAGCCGCAGAGAGGGCCGGGAAAGAGGGAAAGCAGGCTGTTCTGCAAAACGCACTCGACCGGATTGCTAAATACGAAACTGAATTAGCCGCTTTAACGGCAGAATTATCGGCAGAACAAGGTGAAAAGGTTTCAGGATAACTTTCCTTTGGCTTTGTGTCCCGGTTCTATCGAACCGTTCATGCACAAAGGAGACTGGGCAATACATGAAGTGTTGCCCTCTCTTTTATCTGAAATAAAAAATAATTTGGAAAAATCGCTCCACATTCAAAATTAATCACTATGTTTGCAGTGCTTAACAATTTATATATTTCTGATGTGAGTTGGACGCTTGCATTTATTGTGCGGGCATTTTTTATGTCCAGACATATAGTGTACCATATTTGGTATCCGTGTACCCCCGTGTGGAACTGTAATAGAACCACAGACATCAGAAATGAGTTGTTAAGCAGCGGGAAAGGCACGGATACTTTCATTTTAAAAACAGTTTGTTTATGCTTAACAACTCTGAAATTTTCAACGCTGCTACTAACAGCCTCGGAACGTCCACCCACGAAACGGGCAACAATTCACCAATTGTCCTCACCGGCAATCCTTACACTGACCTTGCCGCTTACGGCATCGACCTCCACGGATGCACCATCCGCTACCTGCGTACTCCAAACCGGTCAGGAAACACCGTTACCGGACGTTTCAACATCTCCGGGCGTGAAGAGACTGCCGGAGCTATCAGCTACGAAGCTCTCATCCTCTTCCTGGCCGAGAAGCGAAAAGAACGTATCCGCTATGTGGCGGAATGCCATGCACGCAAACGTCGGCGCAATTTTGCATCTTGGTTATCGCGTCATCCGGAGTTCACATTCCATAATTGCAACGTTACTTTCATGTAGTGATTTGAAGTCTAAAGGCGTGGCCGATCACTTAATTCCGATCAGCCATGCCTAAAAAAGACACAACCTACGACCGCATCGAACGCTCCCTGTTCAAAGATCGGGGTGAATCCGCTCTCCGGTTATCACCAAAGGAGATGGAAATAAAGAATCGGATGATGCTTTGTGTTAGTAAGAAAATGGAAAGCCCATTAATTGAAGACCAGGAGCTCGTTACTTTTCTCATGCACGGATGTGGAGGGCAAGCGGAACCTGTTTCCCAATCACAGGCCTATCGCGATATCGGTATGATCAACCGGCTGGTCGGTAACATCCAGTTAGCGGCCAAATCCTGGTATCGCTACATGATCGTAGAAGGAGGAAAGAAGGCATTTCAACTCGCTATCGACAACGGAGATGCCAAAGGAGCTGCCGCCGCTCTCGACAAGATAGGTAAATACACCCGTTCCGACAAAGACGATGACGCATTCGACTTCAGTCAGCTTATTCCCCCATCTTTTGAACCTTCTGACGATGTGACGACACTTGAGGGCATTGAAGTGATAGACAATCTGGAGCAACGCCGCCAGGAACTCCGCAACTTATGCAAAGATATGTTGACCAAACAGGCGACAGATATTCAAACCATTGAAGAGGAGGATATTGAAGAATGACAGCCCAAGCCTCTCCCATACCATCGGCATACGAACTCCGGATGAAACAGGCCAATGTGATACGGAAGTTCTTCAACAAAATGCAACGCCAGGCAATGGCTATTGCCGCACATGACGAATACATCGTTGCATCGCGTGGTACCGGTAAGTCAGAAGGTATCGACGCCCGCTTCATTCTCAGAAACGTCTGGGAAATGCCCGGTTCATTGGGTGGAATGATCTCTCCCAGCTATGCTAAAGCCTGGGGGAATACCCTTCCGGCTATCTGTAAAGCACTCGCCGAATGGGGATACATTCAAAATATCCATTATGTCGTTGGCCATAAAGCACCACCTTCCATGGGCTTTGCCAAACCTGTCCGTCCGGTACTCGGAGACGGATGGAGTAATGCTTTCCATTTCTGGAATGGCACGGTCATGGTCATTCTTTCCTTTAATCAAGGGATGTCCGCAAACTCCATGTCGCTTGACTGGGTGATAGGGCCGGAGGCAAAGTTCCTTTCCTATGACAAGATAAAGAACGAGGTCAATCCGGCCAACCGGGGAAACCGGCAATATTTCGGGCACTGTCCTCACCATCACAGCGTATGTTACTCAACGGACATGCCCGGATCATCCATGGGACGTTGGATTCTCGACAAACAGGAAGAGATGCAGCCCCCACATATCCAACTCATTCGCAACCTGTATAAAGAACTTCAGGATTACAAACGTAAACCGCTGACCGAACACACCATGCGGATGATCCGGGAACTTCAACGTGATCTTGACATAGCCCGGAAGTTTCAGCCTGCACTCAAACCCAATGATAAGAAAAAACGGGAATACACTGTATTTTATGGTGAATATGATGTCTTTGATAACCTTGAGGTCCTGGGAGAAGACTTCATTTGGCAGATGCAGCGTGATTCTCCCCCGTTGGTATGGCGTACCGCCTTCCTGAACGAACGGCTGATGAAAGTTCCCAATGGCTTTTATAGTGCCCTGGACGACCGCATACATTTCTATCAGCCGGCTGATAACGGAAGGCTGAAGAATCTTGGAAGTAATTGGAAGCAACTGAGTTCCTGCGGCTGCCTGGGAGATGGTGACCTTGATTTTGACAAAGAACTGCATATTGCATTCGATTCCAATGCGTCAATCTCGACAGCGGTAGTGGCACAACTGGACGGGAATACGATGAAAATCATCAAATCGTTCTATGTCAAAACCCCATCCAAACTCGGAGACCTGGCACAACAGATAGCTGACTATTACCGTCCCAAGCTCAATCACGATGTAGTCGTCTACTATGATCATACCTTTACCTGGGAGTCGGGCTCCACAACAGAAACCTATGCGGATATCATTGAACGTGTATTCAAAGAGAACCGGTACACTCCTGCAATGGTATATGTCGGACAGGCACCCAAACATGAATGGAAACACCTCAATATCGATCTCGCATTGAAAGGTGATCCGCAATTCCTGTGGATTCGTTTCAATCTCTATCAAAACGAGTTCCTCAAGATCGCCATGGAGCAAACCGGTATTAAGCAGGGTAAAAACGGTTTTGAGAAGGACAAAGCTCCGGAAGGTACTGACGATACTCCGGACAATCCGGATCAATACAAAACCCATGTTACGGATGCCTTCGACACATTATGGCTCGGCATGAATTTCTACTTCACACGTCCGGGAACCGGCACCGGAGGAATATTCTTCCTCAATCGGAAATAAAAAATCATCATTTGATGAAAAAACATAGATAATAGTTTGTAATTCATCAAATGATGATTATCTTTGCAGTGTCAAAAGTGATGGCAATGCCAATAATTGAAGAAGACCTAAATGGTCGGGAAGAGTATCTTGAAGATTTACGATTCCTCCTCCGGCATGAAGACGAATTCTTGGAAGAAGAGTGGTACACGCGGGAGGATCTGGATAAGTTAATCAACGAAGACTGTAAAGGGATAGTTGACGCTTTGACAGATGAATGATTTGGGTAGCCCTTCGGGGCTACTTCAAATCATCATCATAACACTAATATAAAGAGCCATGGAAGAGTTAAAAGAAAGAATTAGAGCATGTTTTGAAGAATTCTGTACTCTCAAGACAGAAGCGGAGCGCCAAGAGCATGATAAGAAGTTCGCTACATTAATGAAATCTGTCCCTGTGGAGCAACGCAAGTTGGCAGGACAATACCTTCGTGAAGTGATGGCAGAAAGAAGGACTCTGAAATCGCAAAAAATAAATAAGAATTTTAAAAAGGAACTCGAAGATATAGAGAATGTTGTTTCTTTATCGTATATTGCCAAAGAATATTTCGGCAAAGATAGGACTTGGTTGTATAAAAAGATAAATGGAACAATTCCATTTACAGAAGATGAGATAAAAATCTTATCTATGGCGTTGAAAAGTATTGGAAACAGATTTTTAGATACTTCAGCTTCATTGACATGAGGCTATCACTTTGACAAGTTAAAAGGCTTCCACGGGTTGGAAGCCTTTTTTATGCATAACCTCTACTTTACACCTGTTGCATGCCTACCTTTTACTATGGCTGATTCTAATTACTCAACTTACAGGGGAAGCAATACTTAATCAATCTCTCTAATTGTCATTGCCGAAAACATGGGGATGTTTTATTGAATAACATCCCCATGTTTCCATACACAACACCCGGATGTTTCACCACAAAACACCCCCATGTTTTAGCCATTAAAGTTTAAAGGCAGATAACTTTAATCCTATTATAGCAAAGAATTTGTACGAATCATTTGGTACAACGAAATATTATCCCCATCTTTGCAGAAGCTAAAACAATGATAATATTTATCCCGGTGAGCTTCGGTTAATTGCTCATTAAGTTTGGTGGGCTTCTTTTATGCTCAGACATTTCACCATTTTGTTGATCTTATCAGAATGGTTTACATGATATAGGCGGTTGCCTTTCCCTAATTCTTAAGCCTTCGGGATTACGAATCATTGTTTTAGCGAACGGGGAAATGGCAGCCGTTTTTAATTGCCTAAAATGCTAAAACAATGATTCGTATGAAAAAGAAATCTACCGGCACCCTTTTCGTGCCTCAGTTCCGCACACCGGAACCAACCACAATCCCCCATCAGTCCAACTCCGCAATTGATGATTTTATCCCATCCGATTGCAAAGTTAAAACCTCCTCTGACGCTTACTATGTCAGTGCCATTGCTTGCCTTTGTGCTACGCTCATCTTTCCTCCCTGCATTCTTGCAGCCATTTATTGTGTTATCAAAGCTAAGAAAGGAGGTATGAAATGGGACGAATAAAGGAAGAAGCCTGGATCGAAAAATGCACTGTACATCATGAAGGAAAAGGCACGCCCAATATCTATTATAACGTTTTTGCCGATGGTGAGCAGCTCTGCGAAATCTCCTATGATAGATTAATCGCTATACGTAATCTTATTAATCAGATTGAAATGGTTAAGGAAGGAGGGCAGAAATGAAAGTACCGGCAGCCTTACTGAAAGCTCATATTGACAATGTAACTCAAAGCTTGGATCATTTCCGTAACATTCTCGTCTACACATGTGATAGTCATATTAAGCATCCTACATCCGGAATTACCCTCAAGCACCGAATTTCTCAACAAGGACGCTTTGGGCTATACGCAGCATATATCGAGAATGGATTAGAACACTCTTTTTATTTGAGTTGTGATTCAACTATGTTTGATCCCGACTACAAAATTCAAGTCATCAATCCGGACGAACCGGCTTATGACCGACACGTTCAGCATCTCCTAACAGTGATCACGAAAATAACCAAAGTAATAAGTGGTATTCATCCCGAAACCACATTTAACAGTTTTGACTTTAATGCAGGGTATCAAGATCAATCCTACGTTTGGCTATTCTCTTGTGGATTTATCACTGAACTCTATGGATACAACTTTGAGTATGCCATAAATCAACTATAATAATTAACCCAAAAGTGAAAAACAATGAATAAAGAAAAAGCATTAGCCCTCGTTGATATACTGTTAGCTGAAGGCGCATCACCAATAGAGAAGCAACGTGCAGCCGCACAACTTCAAGAATTAATAAGACTATTATTACCGGAATAGTATTTCATCGACCTTTTTCAAGGCATAGAATCTTAAACGACCTCTATGCCTTTTCCATTCTCAGCCAATTCCCACGGTAAAAAAGACAAATCACTGATTCACAAAGAAAAGAGTGTTTTAAAGGGGAAAATTTTCCCCTTTACACGTCGATCCTCCACGCACCGCCCTCGGAAAAAGTTTCGCCTCAAACTTTTTTTTCTCTCTTATATGCTGCCCCCTCCTCAAAAATCATCGCACATGCGATACCGCTCCGGCACATTGTGCCGTTTTTCTGTCCTTTACGTAAGCGCTTGTACACAATACATTTGCAATAAAAAAGCGATGAATGAGATTCTAAATTATATCATGGTCTTTCTTTTCGGCGGCGGTTTAGTCGGAACCGCCACAGCATTTGTCACTATCAAATACACCAAGAAACGTGCAGAAGCTGATGCAATGAAAGCGATGCAGGATGTCTACCAGGAAATGATCACCGATCAAAGAAGTTACATCAACTCACTCAAACAGGATAAAGAAGATAGTGAGGCACGCTGGGAAAATAAAGTTGAAACATTATCCAAACGTATTGAGACTATGGATTTGAAAATCAACGAAAACAATCGTTTGATAACAGAGCTAAAAACCATGAAATGTACCGATTTAATTTGCCAAAACCGTAAACAATGAAACATCATGTACACCTTATCATTTATTTTGCTTGCATTTCAGTTGGTATACTGCTGTGTGCTTGTCGTTCTTCTTCTCTACATTCTAATCAATTCAAAGAGAATGGAACTTTTCAGCATAATTACAATGAACTCAATACCGGTACCGGGACCATTGCCTCACAAGTCAAAACCACTAAAGACGAACACGGTTCATCCTGGAAGATCACGTACCATTTTGACACGACACAAACACCCGATCCCACAACCGGCCTACCCCCGCTATCGGGTATCGAGATTGAAGGGAGCGAAAAACAGAGTAAAACCGCGCAGGAAAGTAATGACACTGTACACTCTTCGAACAGCTCTTCAAAGAGAGAGGTATCCGGTCAAACCATACAAAGAGAATCCGGGACAGAGACCAGGAAAGATAGCAAAGTAGCAACCGGTACGGATGATGGCATAAGAAACGGCCTCAGTATCGGGATACCTTTGCTTTTTATCATCATAGCACTATCGTATTATGCCAAGCGACAGAATACATCAAAGTAAAGTCTGGGAACTTATGGAGCAACGGAAAGAGGGTAAACCCATTGAGTTCTCCATTGAATTCTGCAAAAAAAGTACCGGTGAACTCATTACCTACGAGCGTGCGGTACTTAGTTCATTTCATAGTAGCGGAAGCACTGTCAACATACTTCAAATAGGTGAGTATGCTCCCAGGAAAATCCGGAGATGTCTGATTACACGATTTAATAACATCAAAGTTTATTTCTAATGAAGAAGAAACAACCTGAGCCCCAATTATTTCAAAAAGGATATGAAACTTATGCAGTCACCAAAGGCGGAAAAGGAATCATAAAGTTCAGTGATAATAGCGATATCACAACTGACCGGGAGACCTCTACCGTTGAAGTAGTTCCCAAAGGGAAAGCGGCTCCAATTAAGTTTGTTCCCAGAGGGCGGAACAATAACATGATGTATGACATTATGAAGAAGATCGGGGCAAATGTAACTGTCGGCAGCAATGTGGAATTTAAAAATAAGGTAGTATATGGAGATAGTGTTCTCGTATATCGTAAATACCGGGATAAGGAAACCCGAAAAATCATCAAAGAAGAAGTCTTGCCCGAAGAATACCCGGATATATTCGATTTTATAGAAAACAACGACATACCATTTATCCGGATGGAGATAGCGAATGATTTAGTGATCTTCTACGATGCATACGTCGAATATATTTTTAATCAGGACACTCAGCCCAGACTGGTACAAGTAAAGGCAAAGGAAGCAACCTGTTCACGTATTAGCGTAATCGATGAGAGGACCGGCAAGAGTGAATATCATGGTTACTCAGCCAAATGGCATGAAGGTATGCCGGATGATGTAATTGCGACACCACTACTGGACCGCCAGGCACCTTTGCGGGATTTAAAGACACGAATGGGTTTGCTTCCCAATGAAAAGGGAACAAAAGAGATCGTCAAAGACCGCCGCTTCATCCATAACATTCGCATAGCGACTCCCGGACGATTCTATTACAGTAAACCATATTGGTGGAGTGTATTCGTTTCCGGATGGTACGACTTTAGGAATGCCATTCCTATCTTTAAGAAGGCTTTGATCAAGAATCAAATGGCATTGCGCTATATCGTCTACATCAAAGAGGATTTCTGGGGAAAATTATACGCGGATGAAAAGATTACGAACGAAGCAGACCAGGCTGTACGGCGACAGACCTTCCTTCAGGACATGAATGACTTTCTTGCCGGAGAAGAGAATGCAGGTAAAGGCTTCGTGTCCCATTTTCGTTATGACCGAGTAAAAGGATTTGAGGATAAGGATATCATCATAAATACTTTAGATTCCTTCTTCAAGGGTGGCGAATACATTGAAGACAGCGAGGAAGTAAGCAACACCATCTGCTACGGCATGAATGTACATCCCTCCATCATTGGTGCCGCTCCCGGCAAAGGTAAGAGTATTAACGGTACTGAAGCCCGTGAGCTGTTCATCATCGAACAAGCCTTAATGAAAATGTTTCAGGAAGCCACGCTCACTCCCCTTTATTTTGCCAAAGCCGTAAACGGATGGCCGAAAGATATCTACTTTTCCGTCACCAACTGTCAGCTTACCACACTTGACAAAGGGACAGGAGCTACTAAAAATACAGGTTTAACCTCAGAAACAGAAGAAAAATGAATGCTATCATCCCTGACATCGACACACTCAAGAAAGTAGTCAAAATCAATGCTACACTGCCTGACGAAGCCATCAATCCGTATATTGATGATGCTATGGATATCTATCTGACGCCATACATCGGTATTAAAACCGTAGAAAAGGCACTGACCGGAACTGATAAAAGGCTGAATGATAAAATTCTCCGCACCCTGGGGCCTCTCACCCTAATGCTTGCCACTCCGGAACTTGGCATACGTATCGGAGACAGTGGAATTACGGTCGAAAACAAGCAAGGTACCTACTCACCGGCCAATGAAGCAAAAATTGCCGCCGCTAAAGAAAGCTTCTACTTTCGTGGCATGCAGGCCCTTGATCGGCTGCTCACTTTTCTGACCGATCATCCGGAAACTTACCCCGAATACGCCGAGCACTGCAAACAAGTCACGGATTCTTCTCCATGCTTCATACGTGATGCCAGAGAATTTCAAGATACCGGTTTAGTCAATATCGAGTATTCTACCGTATCGTTCCGCATGATGCTACCTACTGTCCGGCAGTTACAAGAACGCAATGTGCGTGAAATGCTCAAAGAAGACCTATACCAACGTCTGCTTGATGCCCATACCGCAGGGAAAGAACTGACACCTAAAGAAAAGGTACTGCTGGGGCACATACTCCGTTACCTCGCTAACAAAACCGCTGAACTCTATACATCACAGACCTCACGTGAACAGCGTACCATCAACGACACACCGGAGTTTACTCCCATTATCCGGCCCATCTACCAGGATCAGGCAGCAACCGGTAATTTCTTCGCCGATCAAGCGACTTACTACGCCGGAAAGATACAAAACTTCATTTCCGAAAATGCTGAGGAGTTAGGAATCACACCAACCGTTACCGCTATAAACTTTAACTCCAAAGAAAAGCGAATATTCACCTCTATATCATAACAATATGCACACCATTCAGATAAATGATGATTGTTACCGAGTTCCGGAAAGCTGGGATGAACTCACCGAAAAGCAACTGAGCTACCTGGTTAATCTTACACAAAGCGATATTCCCATCGAAGAACTGAAGGTACACATGATGCTATATTGTCTCAATGCACATGTTTGCCGGTATCGGGATATCTATCGCCATCAAGTAAAGATCAGCATTGGGACTCCCGGCAATAAAATCCCTTTCCGGACACTCAAGAAGAAATATTTGCTTCTTCCTGAAGAAGTCAATCGGCTGGCCGAACTCTTCGACTTCCTGTTGATATGCGAAAAGGATACCGAAATGAAATACCATGTACACCCGGAACTCACTGTCAATCCCTATCGGGCATTCTTTTGCCGGTTCCGTAAATTCCGTGGTCCGGAAGATGGCCTGCTCGATATTCGCTTCGAACAGTTCATGCACCTGCAACACTATCTTGACGCCATGAATCAGGACCCGGAACAAATTAACCATGCTCTGGCCTGTTTATGGTACACAAGCAAAACATTCAATATCAATCGTCTGGAGAAAGATGCTTCCATTCTCAGCCATCTTCCCCACAGAGTGAAAATGATTATGTACTGGTACATTATAGGGAGCCTGGCCTATCTTGCCAATGGCTTTCCCCGTATCTTTTCCGGAAACGGAAAGAGTAATGGTCGCGTCTTTGATTCGCAAATGCGTCTTTTAGACTCCCTCGCACAGTCAGACATGACCAAAAAGCCCGAAATAAAAAAAGGGTTCCTGATCGATGCCCTGTATACGATGGATGAATCTCTGAGAAAACAACAAGAGCTGAATGAAAATATGCAGAACAAATAAATATTTTCCAATAAAGTTTGTTAGTAGCAAACTTTATTGTATATTTGCATTGTCATAACAAACGCGGGTGACGTCCGCATAAGTTCTTTATATTATGGAACAATTGTTCGAAGCTATCCTCGCGATAGCAAAGCAGAACCCCGATGGGTTCACGGTTGACCTCACAACCTTAAAAAAGGTCACAAAGGGTATTTCAGTCGCCTATCTCGAGACTCAAGACAGTTTCGGAGAAGAAGGACTGAAAAGAGTTCTTAACCATGCTGAGATGCACGAAAAGAAGGTCGGCGGATGGCTGAATGAAGAGAACCAAGAGTTCTATTTTGATTCCGTCCGGATTTTCACCAACCTTGAAGAAGCCAAGCGATTCGGGCGTGAAAATAAACAGATCGCTATTTTCGACATCTCTCATATGAGACTCATCAAATTGTGATCCGGAGGGGCGAAAGCCCCTCCTTTACAACGAATAACATTTTTTTTAATACCGATTATCAAAACGTAAATTGATGCATTATGAAGAATTTAGAAATCCTCCCTCTCTCTGCCGAGAGTAAAAAGCGTATTGAAGAGTTCGCAAGGCAGTATCAGCGATATGCCCATATCGCTATTGAGATTGTGTCCTACTCAGAAGGCCGGCTGATTGTCCGTGCCGAGCAAAAGGACTTAGTTAATGATAAGTTCCTTTCAAAGAAAGAACTGACAGAACGTGTCCGGGACATGTTCAAAGATGAAATTCCGGAAGACTGGAAACTTACTGTTTCCGCCGTAAACTTCGACCGTAAAGACATTGATGGCATCACTCTCGACTGGATCAAGAAACGGATGGAACGGCTTGGATTAAAGAATAAACATTTGAGCAACTACACCGGAATTGACAAATGTACCGTTTCTTCTATTCTTTCCGGAGACAAGGAGTTGACCAAATGGCACAAAGTGGCTCTATACTACTTTTTCAAATATTATGAAGTAGCTAATTTTTAGAAGGTGCATTTAATGATATAAAAAATAAGTTATCGGAAACCATATTAAACATCAAATGACATTAACACAACCGAGAGAGGGAAGCCGATACTCCCTCTCTTTTTTTATTTCCAATACCGATTATCAAAACGTAAATTGATGCATTATGAAGAATTTAGAAATGCTCCCTCTCTCTGCCGATATCAATCAAAATAGTTTTGCAATCATTTTCTTATCATAGAACATCAATACCAACAAATAGGTATTTTCCTATCTATCAAGTTAATTCCCTCTTAATAAACAACATAGTTATAGTCTAATTTCATATTTTTGCTACACAAAAGAATGAGTGATTTAATTACCCTAATTGTAAAACTCTAAATTAGACTTATTATGAAAAAGAAATGTTTATGGAGCATTATGCTTCTATTTTGTGCTATTTTATATTCTTGTAACCAAGAAGAAATAGTAGAAAATGAACTCCCTGATTTCCCACAGCCTACTAAATCGAGAGTCGAACTCAGAACTGGCCAAATTGAAGTTGGTAATATCACACTAAGTGCTGACAGTATTATCACCCTATGTGATGATGAAAGTAATAGTATTGTTAAAAGTGCCACGAGGTCCTCTGATATATATGTAGGGAACAAAAACGGTATAGAACTATCTCTTAAAATACAGATAGGCTCAAGACTTGCACCTGAAAAAACTGATGCTCAAAAAAGACAGCGTTTAGCCAAGATGCTTGCACAGGCTTCTCAATATAGAGTCATACGTGGTGTTGTAACAGATGATGATGGTTTTGTACAATACGTACCATTAAACGCAACTATGACCATTCCTTGTACTATTACAGATAAAGACTTTAATATAAATGGTCCATTAAGGAAAACTATAGATATACTATTCCGTACTTTCAGAGTACCAGCAAACAAAGATTGTATAGAAGTGAGAATAAATGGTAGATTAATCCGCGATTTACGGGAGTTTACTATAATTTGCACCCAAATAGCCTCAGGAAAATACATTTACGACTAAGATGCAATAATAAAAACAGTCATTATGCTAAAGAAAGTTTAACTTATACTGTAATTTCAAAAGCAGACTGAAAAAAACTGTCTATACTACTTTTTCAAGTATTATGAAGTAGCCGGCTTTTAATAAACAAGTAGGGGTATCAGCATTGATACCCCTACTCTCTTACATATTATTTAAAATATTTTTTCCGTTTAGCCCATATGTCGTAGATGAACGGCAAAGCTACACACAATAACAAAAAGAAATCATCGTATTTCTGCACAATGCCTAATTTGAACAACCCCCTGATTACAAAGTAGACGATTGGTATTAAGCATATTTTGAGAATTAATATTTTTCTATCTTTCGTCATATCAAATTCCTTCTTAGACCTTAACTAACGTCCCATCTGTTGCTATCGTTCAAGCATATAACGGCAGCAGCTCCAGCGACATAACCAAACGCATACTTACGGAACATACTTGCAAGACCTGATCCCATTGCTACGTCTTCATTAAGAGTCAGGCGTTTCACACATGAAAACCATGATATATGCCTATATGTAACTCTGGTTTGTGGAGCGTTTAACGTATACGTTGTGTAGCGTTCGCTGTCTTCTTGCCCAACAACCACCGTCTCAGACTCGTTATTTTTCGAAGTAGCGGTAATTTCATTACCTTTCACAGTTACCGTCACATCAACGGTTCCGTCTTTGTCGATATCTATTCCATACGTATTGTCAGAATAGACCAGAAAATTAAAGTCATAGGATTTTCCAGATATAAAATCCTCAAAACTTACATTCTGTACCTCATTACAATTATAAGTACTGCGTGTATTTGCTGCATTTGTGACATTCATCTTTGTGATGTACGCTTGAGAATCAGGTAAACTCATACTTTCTTCATTCTCATTATTGCAAGATGATAACATAAAACAGGATAAGATTCCCCAAAGCGAAACGAGTAATAAATTCTTTTTCATAATCTAAAAGGTTTAATTAAAAAATAAAATAAAAAATCACTGTTTCGCAAAACTATTGCTTTCCCATAAAAAAAGAACATATTTCATTATTTTTTTTAAGATTCACATTAAAAATACCATAAACATGGTATGTATTCCATAGATTTCTCTTTCATATTTCAGATTATTTTGTACTTTAGCCCCTGCCAAAATAAACCAAAAGCTGTCAATTCCTTATGTCGTGCATCCGTAAAACCGGATGGCCGGGTGGTTCCGGTTGGCACACGACATAAGGAATTGATTATTTATAATATGACCATATCGCAAAAAGAGATAACTCAATCTTTACTATCCTACTTAAAATCAAAAAAATCTGTTAGTACTTTCACCGATGATTATTACTATCACCTCCAAAGTCTGGGGTATTCAGAGATCGAAATAGAACAAATAATCCCTATCCTAAATCAAGCAGGTTATATCTGTTATTTAGGAAATGATCAATATTGGATACAAATGACAGATAAAGGAGAGAAATTTTATACTACTAAAGGCCATTTAAAAAGATACACTACAAAAGAAAAATTAGAGATAGCAGGAGCCATTGCCGGCATTATAGGTACTTTAATCGCATTAGTATCAATCCTATGCTAATCAGTAATATAGAAATAATTAACAGCCACCACCTTATCTCAAGTGATTTTAAACGTCGTTGTATATCTTTTATTTCCTGTTCCTGATTCATATTCTTTCATTTTCATGCTAATATACAAAATTATTATTTTCTTTTGCCGCCTTTAAATTATTTTGTAATTTAGCAGAAACTAAATTAATTATAAATATGAATCTCTTTTCATATGATAGATAATAATATTTTCTCTTGTGGTCCTTTACCATCAAATGATGGATATACATGGACAATTGTTTCTCGTTTAGGCGATATGCTTAACGAAGCTGAAGCCCTATTTGGTGAACGAGATAAAAGATATACAATACTTGGTATTGAGTTAGCTAATATAAAACAACCACAAATATGGTATCCAAACGATTGTAATCATGTCATAATACAGGTCACCGAAGATTGCAGCAACAATATGGAAAGGGCAATATTTCAGGTAGCTCATGAAGCGATACATTGCTTATGTCCCAATCCAAAGAAAAAGACTACTATTTTAGAAGAAGGACTGGCTACCTATTTTTCTATGTATTATACACGTAAACGTAAAATTTATTACAATATTGATAATCTTCAGTATCAAAAGCCTTATGAATTTTGTTCTAAATTACTAAACTATGATTCTGAGTTGATTAAAAAAGCAAGAATAATAGAACCTGACATTTCTTTTATCAACAAAGAGATATTACTAAATATATGTCCTAAGATAGACCATACTTTATTAGATGAACTAACTAAAAAATTTTAACGTAACTAATAAATTTATACGTTCTTTACACTCATAATAGGTATCTTTAAATAGTCCATATCTTAAGGCTTGTTGGTATATATCCTGTTCAAGTGAAATCTATCATTATAAACTTACTGCAAAACGCTATTGAAATACTAAGAACAAACAATGAAATAGAATTTATTTCTATTTCATAATACCCAGTTGCTTATATGCAAAAAAAGCTTATCTTTGTTATCGTAACAAATTAAAATCATTTTAATACTTTAAATTATTTAATTATGGGCTTAGATATAGCAATTGCTTCAGCTGTAGTTGAGATTATTACACTGATTTTTTTCTTCGTTTTATGTCGAAATGTTTCCAGAATCAAAAAAGAGATTGTTACCAATGACAATTTACCTGGTATGTTTGCCATGTATATATCCTTGGGAGAAACGGACAAGGCAAAAAAAATATTGTATAAGGCGATTAGTAAAGAACCTGAATTTATCGCAGCATTCTGCTACAATGGGAATAATTCAGCACAGCAATCTACATTGAAAAGAAAATATAAACCATACTTGGAAACCCTTGGACTTGAGTTAGATTTTGAATTGGTAAATAAGTTCATCCAAGAAAGAGAAAAGTGAATAAATGCCGGACTGATAAGATAATATTTATATCATATTTTTGCACTTTCAAATATTATTCCCATCTTTGCAAAAGCTAAAAACCTATCGTGAGGTATCACGAACGAAGAGCAACGGATAATGCTCATAAATAGATGGGCTTTTTTTATGCCCATATTCATCATTTTATTGGTATCAGTAAAATGTCGTTTAAATATTGGCGGCTGCCTTTCCCATTACTTTAGTCTCTTCGGAGTGAACTACGGTAGGTTTTTAGCGAAACGGGAAAGTGCAGCCGTTTTTGCACTTCCGTTGGTTGGGCGGTTCTCAACTAAAATGCTAAAAACCTATCGTATGAAACAAAAAGATTCTGGCACCCTTTTCGTGCCTCAATTCCGCACACCGGAACCCACCACAATCCCCCATCAGTCCAATTCCGCAATTGATGATTTTATCCCATCCGATTGCAAAGTTAAAACCTCCTCTGACACTTACTATGTCAGTGCCATTGCTTGCCTTTGTGCTACGTTCATCTTTCCTCCATGTATTCTTGCAGCCATTTATTGTGTTATCAAAGCTAAGAAAGGAGGTAAACAATGATCACTACTCAAATTAACGGTATCACCCTGACGGAGAACGCTATCGAAGTCATCCACCGTATTCAAGACTGCGAACATGATTGGATGAAACGTTCTTTAGAAGAGGCTATCGATATCCTCCTTGTAATTGATTCCTGTAATATAACGGACAAAGAGAGACTTAATTTGATTATGGGACTTCGTACCATTAGGAAATACATTGATGCCATTGCCGATACCAATAACAAGAAAGGAAATCAGCTATGACCCGTAATACTCGCCGTGCCAAACTCGCAGAAATACGAGCCGTTTGGCTTTTAGTTAGTGTTCGTTATACATTTAATCATTTTAAAATCAAATCACAATGAATAAAGAAAAAGCATTAGCCCTCATTGATATACTATTATCCGAAAGTACATCACCAATAGAGAAGCAACGTGCAGCCGCACAACTTCGTGAATTGATTCACATCCTGTTATCTCAGTAGCTTTCTACCTGTCCTTTATAGCCCGCTCTCTGCGGGCTATTTTTGTCTCCATAACCTAACCCCTGACTTTTATGGAGATATACAACCACTTTGAATATGGCAAAACACTTGCCATCCGCTTAAAGCCTATTGCCCACACACCCGAAAAGCCCAGATTCTTCACCGCTTTCGGACTTGAGGACTTATATAATTTTAATGAGAAACTATCATCCGTATCCGGCATGATCCTGATTGCAGTTGATGGCTGTGAGTCTGAATCAAAACGAAACGAAGCGGATGCGCTTAATAACAATGATATGTTCTCTTTCATTGTTGTACAGAACACTGTTTCTGATCGTCCGGAAACAGTCAACCAGGCAGCAAAAGAATGCAAAGCTGTCGCAAAACAAATTCGGAACTGTATCCTGCAAGACCCCGACATTTCAGAATTCATTGACGATACCATTCAATTTAATGGTATTGGTCCGATTGGTGATAATTTCTATGGTGTAGTACTGACATTCTCTTTGGCTCAACCTGAAACCTATTTCATTGATCAAACATACTGGGAGGATTAACGATGGGATATTATAAAAGATTAAGTACCTATCGTGCTGAAGTCAAACGCTATAACGCCTCCCGCCGAAAAGCCACACAGTTGACTAATGCCCCGGCATCCGGACTGATCCGCCTTGAAACCGTCTCAGAAACCGAACGCTTTTCAATGGCTCAGGATGCTGATAGACTGACTGCATATAACAAGGCCGTCGAAAAGTGGCAAGATAGTGTGTTCCGACAATTACGAGCCGGAATAGCCGGCCGCAGTATGCGAATAGCCCGCGAACTTGAGCCACGGGCCTACACCGACAAATACGGTATTATCAACCGTCTTGGTTTCTCCTTCCCTCGACATGGAATCTACATTCACAAGGGTGCCGGTGAAGGTCAGGGAGGTTTCATCGGTTCTAAATGGAATTACCTCAAAAAAATTAATGGGGTCGAGATCGATACCGGTATTGTCCGTCATACAAATCTCAAATCACTCGGACGACAGAATGAAGGCAACCGCCGGGCCTACGAATGGTTTGATCCTGTAATTCGTAACCGGATCAATGAATTAGCCGATATCGTCACCGGTTATTTCGACACCATGCTGATTGATGCTACCCGAATATACATAGATAAACGAAACAGTCTCTAATATGGCAAACGACCTAAACCGCAGTATCAAACTTTATATTGATGGCTCAGAAGCCACTAATAAGATAGACCTGGTAAAAGAAAGTATTTCTCGTCTTGAAGACAAACTCAAGTCACTTACCGGAAGAGAAGCAGACTATGCAAAGCGTTCCCAAGACCTCAAGAAAGAACTGGATGCAAAAAACCGAACTCTTCAGAATTACGAAAAACAGTTAGCCGAAACAGAACGAGTTCTCAAAAACCTCTCCGGAGCAACTTATAACGAACTCCTTGCTGTCCAATCCCGTGTCCGAAAAGAGCTTCGTAATGCAGTGCCCGGAACGAAACAATATACTGCTGCTCTTGAGCAGAATCGGCGTGTCACTGAAGCCCTTTCCAGAGCACAAGCCGCCATGCGTGTCGAGGTAGGTGCACAAGGTAATGTCTGGTCACGTGCCTCCGGATTCATTAACAAATATATTGGTCTGATCGGTACTGTCATAGCAGCTATCACCGGAGTTTCTATGAAGCTCAACCAACTCCGAGAACAGCGAAACAAACGTGAAGAAGCAAAAGCCGATGTTGAAGCTCTTACCGGACTTTCCAAAGACGATATAAACTGGTTGGAACAGCAAGCTGTCCAGTTGTCAACGACAATGACCGAATCCGGCATTCGCATTCGACAGTCCGCAACGGAAATTCTTGATGCCTACAAATTGGTAGGCTCTGCCAAGCCCGAACTTCTTGACAACAAAGAAGCTTTGGCCGAGGTGACAAAACAGACCCTTATATTAGCTTCTGCATCAGGTATGACCCTGAAGGATGCAGTCGATGCCGTCACCCTTTCTCTTAACCAATATGGTGATGGTGCCGAACAAGCTTCACGCTATGCAAACGTCATGGCCGCCGGCTCTAAATATGGAGCAGCAGCCGTAGAGTCCGTCACCACAGCCGTTACCAAATCCGGGGTAGCTGCTGCCTCTGCCGAAATTCCTATCGAACAGCTTGTAGGTACTATTGAAACACTGGCCGAAAAAGGTATCAAAGACGAAATAGCCGGTACCGGCTTAAAGAAATTCTTCCTTACCCTACAAACCGGAGCAGATGATACAAATCCCAAAATCGTCGGTTTAGAGAAGGCTTTGGATAACCTTCAGAAAAAACAACTCTCAGCAGCCCAGATTAAGAAGCAATTTGGAGAAGAAGGATACAATGTGGCCTCCGTACTTATCAATGAAGCCGATAAGGTAAAATACTACACTCAAGTAGTTACGGGTACATCTGTAGCCATGGAACAGGCTGCCACAAAATCAGAAACAGCGGCAGCTAAACTATCGCAAGCTAAAAACCGCATGCAGGAACTTGGTATTGAATTATTAGAAAAACTCAATCCCGCCCTCATATCAGCAGCAAATGGTGCTGTCAGTTGGACTGGAAAACTCATTAAACTATTAAACTTCATCAATGAAAACAAAAGGGCCATTACATTATTGACCATTGCCCTTATAGCTTACACAGCTGCTAAGAACTCTGATGTAATAATCAGTAAAGTCGTTACATTTTGGAATAATAATATTGCAAAGTCTTTAAAAGCCATTAAGAAAGAGCTGATGACAAACCCCTATGGTATAATAGCCGTAGTCGCGGCCACAGCTATAGCCTACCTCATAAACTTAAAAAAGAAAAACGATGAATTAAAAGATTCTGTATCAGGAATAAAAAAAGTAAATGAAGAGACCAATAAATCATTTATTCAACAAGAATCGAAGATACGTGCTTTGACTGCTGTCATCAATGATAATGGAATTGCGCTTGATGTTCGTCGAAAGGCTTTAAATGATCTAAAAGAAATCATTCCAGACTACAATGCCCAACTAACCGATGAAGGAACATTAACGAAAAACAATACAGACGCAATCAAAGATTATTTGGTACAACTTGAAAAGCAAATCAAGTTAAAAGCAGCACAGCAAGAACTTGAAAATCTTTATGCCCAGAAACGTACACTGGAAAAAGATGAAGAAACCCAAAGTGATCAATATTGGAAGATTCGCCAAACCAATACCTTACAAGGATATAATCGGAATAGCCTTACAGCTAAAATTTCCAGACTTTTTGGCACAGAAAAAGAAGGAAAAGCTTTAGAAACTCTTAATGAAACGCGAAAAAATTTATCCTCAATTTCTGAGAAAATAGATGAAATAACCAAAGAGATAGGCGAATCAGCTTTAGCCATAGAGGAGGTCAACAAAGCGAATGAAGAAACTACAAATAACAAAATAACAACTCCCATAATTGATGAAGAGAAAGCCAAAGCCCTTCTTAAAAAGAGACTTGAAGAAGAAGCCAAGCTCTACTCTCAACACCAGTCGGAACTTAAAGAAGCCTATCTCAAACGCCAGGACGAGACCTTGCAAACCGAACAGCAGTTTAATGACCGGATGGAAACCCTCGAATTAGAACATCAGCAACGTATCATTAATATAGCCGGTGCAAAAAGTAAAGAAGGTATTGATGCTCAAAATCGAATCAACGATATCAAAATTAAACAGCAAAAAGAGCAGATGAACCGACAGCTCGCTGAAGAAAAGACACTTTATGAAAACCAACAAAAGGACCTAAAACGTCTCTATGTTTCCGGTAAGGATGAAAATCTGAAAACAGAGAAAGAGTACAATGAAGCCATGGAGCATCTCACCATCATGCACCTGGAACGTGTTCTCAAAATTGCTAATCTCGACGCTGATCAACGGCGCACTATTGAACAACAACTACTCGACTTTAAAGTAAAATGTCTTCAAGATGAAGAGAAAGAGCGGAAGAAACTTGAAGATGCAGCTCAAAAGAAAAAAGACGAACTGGCCAGGAAGGAGAAACAAAGGCTCACCGAACAGGCACAACAGTACCGGCAATACGGTGAACAGATCGGCGATACCCTCGGACAAATGATATCAGGTCAAGAAAATGCCCTGCAGAACTTTGCTGATACCATGCTCGATATCCTATTCGATGTACTGAGCCAGATGATTGATATTGAAATAGCCAAGGCCACGGGTGTAGCCGTCGGAGCTGTAGCCCGTTCCGCTGCCGAAGCCTATGCCATGCCTGACTCTGTTGCAACCTTTGGAGCAACCGGTGCAGCCCGTGCCGCAGTTCTCTCCGGACTGATCATGGGAGCATTGGCCGCTGCAAAATCAACGCTCAAAGGACTGATTAAAGGGGGGAGTTCTTCCGCAACCGATAACAATACCGACAGTACCAAAACTGCCCAGGTACAAGTCAAGCAATGGGCATCCGGCAGATACGATGTCATTGGTGAAGATGATGGCCGGACCTATCGGGGTGTTCCCTACATAGGTGATTCACCGACAGGAATCGTCCGCCGTACCTCATTGATATCCGAATCCGGAGCAGAGTTGATCATCAATGCCGAAGATCTTTCCCGTCTTCAGCACCACATTAATTACCCCATTGTCGTACAGGCCATTCAGGATGCCCGCAGTGGCCGACTTCCCCAGCGTGCTGAAGGCAATTACGATCCGATCCGTAACAGTACTTCCCGTATCTCTCAGACAACTTCTTCACCGACTGATAAGGAAGCAAACTTGGCTCAACTGATCAAAGAGTTACATGCACTGATTGAGAAACTTAAATACCTCAAAGCATACGTCGTGCTTCGCGAGCTCAACGAAGCACAAGAATTAGCAGATAAATCAAAGGAACCATTCACCCGCAAAAAACAATAACACATGTCACTCAAGATAAAAAATCAATTAGGAATATTCGATCTTCAAAACGATTTCAGCATCGAGATCGAAGACACCTCCCCTATTTACAACGAACGTGGTTCACAATCCGTACCTGCCACGCTTCCTGCCTCCCGAAACAACCTTTCACTGATCACCCATGTCCATCGTCCGGATAGTACCTACTCCCCTGCCCCGGATGCCCGTGTCACCGTCTCCGATGGTGTCTACAACCGAATAGGTAAGATGAACATCACACAAGCTTCCAAATCCGGAGGAATCGTATCCAATATAGGTTTTGACGAGTCTGAACGCTACGCGGAATGGGATGCTGTTTCACTCCGTTCCCTCTCTGCTCCGGTTATTCGTCCCGAAGGGGGAACAGCCGGAGTCATCAGCTTGCTCAATTCTATTATGAATGAAACAATCGTAGACGATGCTCTTTCCATTTTTCCCATTTGTGTGTCCATGCCATCACATACAACAACCGTGAACGGTACGGAAACCACCACTTACTACCCCGAATACATCAATAAAATAGCTAAATCAGAGACCGGTACCTACTCCCTTCAGGGAGCTGCCAGGCAAGAAACATTCCTTATCAATAATGAACCCGTCCTTACTTCCGTTCCTGAAGGTTATGCCATCAGCCCATTTTTAAAAGTATCTTGGATACTCAATTTTATATTCGTCCGGTACGGTTATACGGTCCTTGAAAATCCATTCTCAACCCACCGTCAACTCTCCCGTCTGGTAGTTCTGAACAACATGGCCGACAGCATAGTCAAAGGCTTCATTGATTACTCTGACCTTCTACCCGATTGCACGATTAACGAGTTCCTACAAGCCCTCTACTGTCGCTTTGGTATGGTGTATTTTGTTGATGGAAAAAATAAAACCGTTAATCTCAAATTTATCAAAGATATCATCTCAGCTCCGGCCTCACTGAACTGGTCCCTGCTCAAGTCGGCCCGTCCTGTTATCAACTATGCTGCTGCACAGCAACTCAAGCTTTCCGCATCGACCAATATCTCTGGTCCTTATACCAATTTAGTAGCTGCTCCTACCAGCGACTCACTCGACAAATTTCTCAAACCCTTTGGCCATGTCTTGTCAAGTAACACAGCAAAAGGATATCTCACCTATTCTTTATGGGATGGTTTTTACTATGTCCGTAACAATCTGACCGGAGTTCGTGAAGCCCGCAGCTCTGACTTCTTCCCCTGGGATAAAGGAGCGAACATCAGTTATATGGAAATATTATCTATTGATGAATGCCTGCCGATGAAAGGTTCTTATCCCGATGACCAACCGGTTTGTCCTGCCTATCTCCTGGGAAAAGTACACAAATATACCAATATTTCCAGCGCCAGCGTAGAACTATCAGAGGAGCAAAACACCCAAACTCCTCTATGCTTTTGCTTTTCCATGCCCCGTGCATCCACTCCCTACCCCTACGGATCGCCAAGATGTTACGCACCCGGCGGTGAGACTATTGCCATCAACGGCCACACATTTGATATCTCCATGACCTTTACTGGTGATAATGGCCTGTTCTCCCGTTTTTGGAAGGGATTTGACGCTATTCTCCGACATTCCAATCATACGGTTGAAGTTCCCGTACACTTGAATCCAATTCAATTACTCAATATTGATTTCAGTCAAACGATCAATATAGATGGCCAACGATTACTGCTTGATACAATGCGCTATACATTACCCAAACTTCTTTCACGTCCGGCTACTGTCCGTCTTCGTACCCTTCGTCTCCTGATCCCTGTCGGGGAAACCGATTTAGACTTGGATGCAGAGCAAGGAATACAAACGATTGAGCAACTCTACAAATGGGCGTTTCACAATAATCGTGAAAACATAGTAGAACTCAAGATACGGGCACAAGTTGAGGAGTGGAAGAAGGCTATTACCCCACCGGCGCAATGGCTCGGAGTGCTACGTAAAAACGAGGTAAGTGATCAGGTTTCGGATATTGAGATACCGTTTACTGTACCGACTCAAGAAGATTATGAAGCCGGCAAAGAGTTCTTCATCAAAGAAATCAATTACAGTTTCGACCTTTACTACAAGGTCCGGGTTCCCAATGGTCAGACATCTCAAGGTGATATCATCTGGAAAGATAAAGAATACGGAGGCGTACACTATGCCATTACTTACGGGCTTTCCGTTAAAGCAGAACTGCTTTAGTTGTCCTTTGCCGCACATGATCAAAACATCATATTTGCAACATGAATGACGATAAGACCATCACAGCAGCAATTGAGACAAGCAATGTAACTGCATTGCTTGCCGCTTACCGGAAATTTACAAGTTCCTCCGGGGCTACAACCGATGAATTTTTCCGTTTCATCACCACCCCCACTCCGGAACGGGAAGAGTTCCTGGCATTGTATTGCTCTTCGACCTCTTCTGTGTCCGGTACCATTATACAAACTAATTACAATGCACTATGAGTTTAACAGCAAACATATATCCGTCTACAATCGCTTTAGCCGGAAATCCCATCAAGCTGACTATAAACTCCAGTTCAGTAGTCAGCTACACTATTCGTCAGGCCGACCGCACCATCTTTTCCGGAAGTGGTGAAGGTGAGTTCTCTGTTTTTCTTCAGGATATCCTTTCAGGTATTCTCAGTCCCAAACATCTGCTTAACGAATCCACTGATATATTACTGGCCGATTCTACTTCAGCTACAGATATTGCCATTAGTGTCCAAAACACCCAGGGAGAAACTAAAACTCTTTCTCTGAAAGCAGTTATCGGAGGCATCAGCAAGCGGCTATTACGCCGTCTGTTAGATGAAAATAGCAATATATTCACTTGGAAGCTGCTCAATTCATCGGTCAATTTCTTCAAAACCACCCGTACCAACGGGCGGATCATCACCATCCGAGAAACCGAACTCCTACCTATTCCTTTCCTTTATCCGGATGGTGCATTAAAAATAGTTGCAGCCGGCATTGAAACCTCTTTGTCCGGAACAGCCGGACAGCCGGTAGCCCTTAACCTATATCGGCTCCGGCAAAAACTGTTTCAAACTAATCAAAAGTTAGCTTCTGTTTTCGATATCTATTCCGGATCAACCAAAAGTTGTACTATTGTCATCACTCCCGGAACAGTATCCCGTGAGCGTTATTTACTTGAATTTCTCAACTCCTATGGAGCCTATGAACGCATTGAAGTCACCGGTATCGGTAACATCGAGTCTGAAATTGAGTCCGACTCCACTTATCAGATTTACGATGAAAGCATTGATGATTATATCGAGGCCCGCGAGCGACAGTCTGCCCGTGACAAGCTTCAGGTCGAATCCGGATATCGCAATACCGAAGAGCTTGTGCATTTAATGGATATGCTTGCTTCCGATGACATAAAGATACTCGGACTTTCCGGACGAAACATCAGGGTGAATGCCGTAGCCGACAACCTCACCCATGCCATACGCTCCACTGTACCGGAAAGTATTAAAATGACTCTTCATTTCGTTGACTCCGATGTTCGTTACACCGGATCACTTTCAGAGGACGAAATAGGAAATCCCCGTATACATACCGAACAGTTCACACCTCAATTTAATTGATATGGCCGATCAGCAACAACTTATAGATGAACTCATTGATTACATTGATAAAGCGGTACTCAAAAATAGTGTATCCAATCGGCATGTAGCGGAAGTACTTGATTGGTTAAATGAAGGATTAAAGAAAATCAAGTTAGAAGAATTAGCAAAGATTTTCCTCCGCAAAGATCAAGATGAAAGTACCAATTACCTGTTGACCATGTTTGCCGGTGCCTTGTTCGGCAACTTCTCCGAAGGCCCCTTAGGTTCCGGTGCCTGTGTCAAGATTGATCCTATTACGGGTAAGTCCTACATAGAGGTAGACGAACTCTTCGTCCGGATGAAAGCCTATTTCACGGAATTGATAATCGCCACCCTACGTCATGTTGGCGGCAACTATATCCTGACTCCGGCAAGCATGAAATGTATCAAAGTGGAGGAGTTAGCTGACGTCTATCGCTGTTATTTCAAAAAGACGGACGGTGACCGTACTATTCACAACGAGTTCGTCCCCGGTGACCAGGCAACCATCCGTGAGTTCAACATCGAATCCGGTATGCATGAAAATATAGGTAATCGCTATTACTGGCGCTTGGTTACTGCCATCGGTGATGATTACATTGATTTGTCTAAAACGGATTGTGACGCCAATAGCGATGTGCCGACTACCGATGATGATATCTGCCAGTTGGGCAACCGCAATGACCGTAGCCGTCAGAATGCTATTATACTGTCTTCTTATGGCGATGATGCGCCCAGCTTCAAGCAGTACAAGGGTATCGACGGGTATACACTGCACAACAAGGAGGTAACTGTCTTGTCTCCCACGCTTAACAAGCTTATAGGACAATTCATATCCTCCACTACAGGAGAAAACTTTGATGATATGTTCAAAGCTCTTCAAGTGGATATGGCCTTAATCAAAGAACAAACGGATAAGGAGTACACTATCTGGTTCTTTGAGCATGTCCCTGCTTTGAATAACATCCCGGCATCGGACTGGACCACACCGGAGTTAAAAGAACTGCACGATCAGGATCTCTTTTATAATCGTACGAGTGGACTGGCCTATCGCTTCGAGGATGGGGCATGGATAGAAATTACCGACCAATATACGGTGAAGGCGTTGGAAAATGCTGCCAAAGCCCAGGACACCGCGGACGGAAAACGCCGGGTGTTTGTAGCTCAGCCGACCAACGCACAGGCTTATGACATTGGTGATTTATGGGTGAACGCCACTTACTCGGGTGGCGGCGTCACTTATAAAAATGACTCCCTTGTCTGCATAGCCGCAAAAACGGAAGGCGCGGCGTTTTCAATCTCACATTGGAAACCTTCCTCTGCTGCTACGACTGCCTATCTTGAAAACTTGGGCGACCGTATACTTGCTGCCGTTACCGATTCGGCAGAAGGTATTGAAGCGGCAAAGAAGTTGGCCAATCAAGGTATCAACGATGCGTATGACGCTTACTGGAAAGCTGTTGCTTCGGGTGATGCGGCCTCGAAGGCCCAAAAGGATGCGGACGCTTTGGGAGATACCGTGTCCAAGCATGCCACGGCGATACAGCAGACAAAAGAATCGATATCCGCATTGGCCGGCAAGATCACTTTCGATGCAAACGGCAAGGTAACCAATATCAATACCTCCGGGTTGGTAACTACGTCCGATTTCAATACATTGCTATCCAAGAAGGTGACTTTCGACGCCAACGGCAAAGTGACCAATATCAGCACTTCCGGACTGGTGACGACGTCCGATTTCGCAGGTTTGTTCGCTTCTCAAGCCACCGAGGACGGGCTTGTCAAACGTGCGGACATCAGCACGTTCATCACTTCCGACCAGGCCGGTAATTTGATTTCAAACGCCACTATCCAGGCCGATCAGATCAATTTCACCGGAAAGACTATTATCAACGATAATTTTGTAGTAAGTACGGATGGCGCAATGACGGTCCGGAACATGACTGTCACGGATGGTTGCTTAATCGCCGGTTTTAGAATTTCAGGAAGCTCGCTAAGTTCCGGTAAAATGACCATCTCTGATAGAAACATCCTATTCTCCGGGGATGACATTACTGCCGGTTTAGGTATTAATACCGCACCTGCCGCTTTAGGGTTGAATGTCCCGTTGTGGATCAATAATAACAGCTCAGCGGATAAATGTATTGCCGCTCGTTTTTCCGCTACCGGAGCCGCCGAAAAAGAAAATAACATCGCGCTTGCTTTAATCGGGTGTATCTCCGGATTTGCGGTTAAACTTCGTTCAATGACATCAGGAGGATATCTGACCTTGGAAGACTGTTTTGTATCATGCAGCTTCACCGGAAGTGATCAAAATGTGTATCTGCCAAAAGATCCGCCGGTCGGCAAAGTGTACTTGATTAAAAGATGGCCGAACACAGGTAAAGGACCGATCGTACACGCTAATGGAAGCACGTTGAATGGGGGAGCCACATCGGATTTATTGAAAGAAAATAACCATCTTGCAATATGCATATGGGGTGGAAAATCATGGAGTTATAATAAAATATCATTGTAATTTAAAATATGATAAGGTATGGAAATCGATTTTAGACAATTGGAAGTCGTTTTCTCCTTTGAGGGAGATAAACGCGTTTTTGATATTGCGCAGGATCTCGGCAATATGATGATGTATAACGGTTCTGTTCTTCTGGATATTGGTTTCGAGAAGCTGGCGGAAGAGATTTATTTCTCTACCGGTGCTGTCGAAATCCCTGATAAATACCGTGCGGCGATTCGGGAAGTCGTTAAATCATCCGGATTTATCGCCGCTATTAAGCGTGAGTTAATCAACCTGCTGGAAAAAGACGAGTAATGGGCTATATCAAGTTCGTTTTGTCAGTTCGTAAAACTGATGACCATGGAAATACCACACGTGCGGTAATCTCACGCTTTGAGAGTGACATGTCCGGTGTGGGGGTCTTGGAAACCAATATAATCATGCACGCCCTTTCCGCTCCCGGTGGCAGGATAGAGCAGGGAACGAAGGGATTCCCGTATGTGTTCCCTTTTATTTTTCAATCAAAATGACATGGACATATCAGATATAGGTACAAAAGTAGAGAATGAAGGCAGGGATTCTTCGGGAATGCTTTCCGCAGATGAATTTAACGCTCTGGTTCGTGCGGTAAAGGATATGCGACAAGGTAAGATGGGCTGCGTGATTTTCTCATCCATTGAGGAATATAACGCGTTAGAGGCTTTTGACCCGGTAACAATGTACGTGATAGTTGAAGGCGGTAAAATTACGCAGGCCTATCTGGGCACCCTTCCTTTCGCTGTCGGTGGGGAATCTGGCATACCGATCGAACAAGTGTTTCTGGATTTCGAGTCAATCACTTTGGAACTGGGTGACAACAAGCAACTCACAGCGGGTTATGAACCTTCGGACGCGACGAACAAAGCCCTGTCCTGGACTACCAGCAATCGGTTAGTGGCCACTGTCAGCAAAGGGCTTGTAACCTCTGTGGGGAAGGGCGAATGCGTCATCAAGGTAAAAGCCGGCAGCGGCGCTTTCGCTGAATGTGCCGTCCTTGTAGAAGTTACCCTCGTGGCGCTGTCTTTTCCTGGTGAGAATAATAAATTGGTAGCCGGCCATACTACGCAGCTGATACCTGTCACTATCCCCAGCAATGCCAGTTTGTACCTGACCTATTCAAGCTCCGACACCGGTGTGGCAACGGTAGACCGGGATGGGATCGTCACGCCTGTTTCCAGCCGTGGTGAGGTCAGGATCACGGCTGTGAATAAAAACGGTGTAAGGGCCGGTATCGATATGAAGATAGTTCCTTTCGCTGTCACGGTTGTCTGCCAAGGGCTTGATGACACGGATAACTCGGTAAGTTCCATCTTTACCAAGTGGCGGCTTACCTCAAAGGGCAGTGCATCGCATTACCGTTACAGTGAATCCATCAAAGAGAATGGTACGGAATCAGTCCTGCAGTCTGTAGATTGGACTCCGATGCCCGCAGACGGAATGGTCAACATCGAACTTTATGCTGAGTTCGGTACTAAGTACCTCAACTGGAGTTTTAAAAATGCGGATGATTCTTATCAAGAAGAGATTGTCGTTCCTGTATTATACAAAGAGCCCGAATTGGTCCATTACAGCTTTGATATCGATGTCCGGTGTACCCGTGAACAGGCACAAGCGATGACCATGGAAATCCCTTATTATAAGTATGACAAGAAGTTTGTTTACAATCTTCGTAATGATGACAACTTAACTTCGTTGTGGCGCATGGCTTTCCGGTATTGTAACCGTGAAATTCTCCCAAGACAGATTAAACGTTATGAACGTTCGGATAAAGAAATGAACGCCTTACTTCCGGCTGAGCGCAGGCGTTCTCCCCGCCGTCTTGGCTATACAAACGGATGTGGGGTGATGATGCCGTTCGTATTTGACACGGCCGGTACGGTCCAGGATAACGAAGGATTGTCCTTTGACTCGGGCAAAGTCACCGCCGTGCAGCGGGAAGACATCTTAAGGATGCGTGACTACGGGGCGCATTTCCTGTTACATAACATGGTCTTTCTCGATTCGGACCCTGTTAAGCCTAAATACGCCAATGATTACAGTTATCCTCTACAGCGTGACAGGGAGACCCTGTTCCGTGAGTTTGGGTATACTTCTGTAACTTACGCCAATCCGGATGGGGACCCTTATTATACTCAACCGTGTATCAAAGACCCTAAGACCCTGCTTATGTCCGGGGGTGGATATGCTTTTACTTCCCCGGATGATTTGGCTGCAGGCGTGGCCGGTACCAATTACGGTGAGCGTTTCCCTGAGGCCGTGCAGTACTATGGATTACCGACGCACCGGGTTGCGTTTAGTTGGGATTCCGACTTGTCGGACGTCCCCCTTTCGGAGATACGCAACACATTGAACACCAGGTATGTCTATGCCAACAACCATCCGTATACAGTACAGTTATGGAAAACGCAATATCAAAAGGCCCTCGTGGGGATACCTACCCTTGCAACAGAGTTGACGCATGGTTTGGGCTATGATCTTGAAGCCAGCGGCAGTACCAATACGGAGGCGAGTGCCATGTTAAAGCAGGATTTGGATTTCTTCGAAGAGGTATTTGATGTGGTTGGTGCCAATGGTATGGATATGATTTGGTTCTGCCCGGCTGATGAAAGTATTGAGTACATGTACTATCAGCGTGTCGCCCAAATAACCAAAACATTAACAGCGGAAGGTTGCCGGTTTAATATCAGTATCCGCATACCTGATTATCTCAGTTATAAAACTTATTCCGCCATCATCAGGAACCTTCCAGAAACTGCGGTAGTCACCAGGGGGAATGGTGTGACCATGTTTCATAAGAACATGAAAACGGGGTTGATCAACTTTGGCTATTCAACCGATATTCCCGAACGCGCTTCCCGCCATGTGCAACAGTATTTAAACAACCGGACACCGGATAACCTGGACAAAGCCTGGTATTTCGTTAAACAGCTTGGGGAGTTGCAAACTCCTTACGCGGCGCAACTGCCGGCCTTTAATGAAACTCCGGTATTGTCATCCGTTTCCTGTCCTTCATCTGTGACGAGTGCTAATGCCATAGTAACAACTGTGAACTCAAATAAGGAATTTGGAGAAGCTAATTTTCTTGATGTATCAGAAGAACCGGATTTCAAAAATATCCAATCCTACGCTATACCAACAGGACAGCACAAATGGTATGATTCACTCGATCCTGAATGTCTGAAGAATCGGTTTGATATAAATATTAAACCGTTATTCGGAGTGCAACAGAATTTATATGTTCGATTGAGGAATGTGTACGGCGTGTCTGAATCCCATGCAATATCGGTTACTATGAATCGTCAGTCGGGAGTTAATGATCCCCACCTATCAGTTAATGTAAATTCAACCTATTTCGTTTCTGACATTGAACTGGGGATTGGTTATGCCAATGTATCGGAAATCCGCTATAAACAAAACGATGGAAGTTATACAAACTGGGAAACGATCTCTGATAAGTTGTCAATTACCCTTATTTCCGGTGATAATAGCATAGTTGTAGAAGCCCGCAATAATTTGAACGAGATTGTATCGCAAACCGTCACAATAAAACTTGTTGTAGCAGAATGGGAAGTAAAGGCCACTGCGGCGTATATGGATTCATTTGTAAGGGGTGAGTCCTGGGCAAGCCCGACTAACAGTCCTCAATTCTTTCCATACATCGTTGAAACAGGATTCACCAAGTTACCGCGTGGTGAGCAAAAGAATTATAATAATACTCCTTTGTACGACGTGAATCAAGTAAGCAGAGGGATCGTTGCAAACATTAACCCGTTTGTAGATGATACGTATGGGTTCTTAGTCTGGAAAAATATTGGTAACAGTAATTTTTATATATCCTCACCCGCAACCGGAGATAATTCTGCTATTTACCCTGATAATATGATAACTACGATAACAACGGCGGGGAACGTACAAACTGGCTGGAAAATCAAGGATGGGTTTAGTGGACGGTCCGCTTTTGTAATTCGAAATCTTGTTCCTGGAAAGTATATCGTAAATCTGTTTGGTAGACATTTGGTGAAAGAACAGACCGGAACCGGCATTGCTTTCGTCCGCGATAATACGGATACTGTCCTTACTAACTATATTGCCAGTAAAGAGTTCAACGGACAATTGCTTTATGACAATAAGGATAAAGTGATATCGCTTGAATTCATGGTGACAGCCATGACTCAAGAATTTCAAATAGGAATGGATGCCCGTTATGATTTGTATGGTAATGATGCGGTAGACAGGCAATACGGTTTCAATGTGATTCATTTAATCAAGATAAAGAGTGAATAAGAAATCCGTCCCACCTTCACAGGCCGGGCGGATAAACTAAATCTTTAAAAAACGTTTCAAAGGTAATGTTATTAATTTAAAAACAAAAAAAATGAGTAGAGGATTACGAAACAACAATCCCGGTAACATTAGACGTGATCGGGATAAATGGCAAGGTGAAATCGTTCCCAGCCAAGACCAGAGTTTTAAACAATTTAGTTCGATGGCATACGGCTATCGTGCTTTGATCAAGTTACTGCAAAATTATCGGGAACTACATAACCGACAGACTATTGCTGAGTTTATTAATCGTTGGGCACCTCCCTGCGAGAACAACACTTCCGGATACATCACTCGTGTGTGCAGCGAAATGC